CGTCTCGTAGACTGGGCAGACATCATCCGTAAAACATTCTATGATGGTGGTATCGAAGAGATTATCAGTACTCGTAGATTGGTTCATATTGTTCGTGCATTTGCCATCTTTGGTAACAAAGAGAAATCAATTAAAGTTTGTGTGAATCGTTTTGATGATGAAACTAAGCAATCTTTCTTAGAACTATATGATAAGGTTGATGCAGATTTTGATTTTACAACTGCTGAAGATAAAGCATACGAGGATGATTCTAATGAGTAAAGAGATACCTACTAAAGATTACATGCAACCAGGTTGGGATAGTGGTCCCACTGGTTGCCATCCCTACAAACGTGGTTCACTCCATAATAAAATTGGTATGTGGATTATGTGGATTTTCTATGGTATTGTAATAGTACAAGTGCTTCATGTAATTACAGTTATACCATTCTTTCCAATTACATTTCTAATGTTATTATTTGGAGCATACATATTATTTCAAGGATGGATAGCAAGATGAATTTATGGAAAGAGTATAAGGATGCTTTGCATGACACCATCGATCTCTATAATGCGGTTGGTAGTGTCTGGGCAAATTGGAAAGGTAAAGACACTACTCTTCTAGCAAAAACTTATACTAATCCATATCTTATTAAATCTAGAGAGGTTGAGATTTGGAGTAATAGAACTTGTATCTATAATAATATTCTATATCCAAAGACAGGGAGTAACCTCCCTTGTTTTGGTATGGATCTGATGGGATTCAACGAAAATAGAGTTATTATAGTATTTGATTTCCAACACCCAGTAGAGAATTTTCCTTTTAGTGTAGATGGGTTACCAAAACAAGAAGGTAATATAAGATTCTTTGAACCTGGAAATCATTTCTCAGAAAACATATATGTTGTTAAGTGTACCATGTCAGAAGTGAATGATCATTTAGATATGTTTAAGACATACTTGACTAAGTACAAAAATATGTTAGAATACGAGAAACCCAGTGGAAAAGATACTGGTGTGTACAAAGACTTCGATGCTTATATGACTAAACTTGATCCTGTAGGAGGTTATCTTACTGGTAAGTTTGGGAAAGAAAAAGCAGAGAATTTAGTAAACGATTTCCTATTTGAATATGGTTAACGCATGGAGTCTTGCAGCATCCATATTAGATGGAACATTTGATAAAGACTATCCAATTATGACTGAAAAAACTGGTAACATAAACATCAATACTGGTGTTGGTAACACTGCCACTTATGATATTCCTCATTCTGATGCATGGTATGATTACAACCGTAATGATCCAGACAGAGAAAATCCCTTTACTGATGCTTTCGACCATTTAATGGGAGAATCGGTAACTGGAAAAACTCCTTACATCTATGAATCACCTGATGGTGGTAAAACAGTTTATAGGTATGAGCGTGGAACTGATCCTCTTAAAAGAGAATTGTATATATCAGAAGATATTAAAATTACTACTGATGGTAAAGTAGAAACATATCCAGTTCCTGATCCAGATGGAGGAATAAATGTTGGTGGATCATATGAAGAGTTGAATCTAAATATACAGGCAAACTCACCATACAATGATGGGTGGACACAAGATTTCTATAAGGAGGAACTCACAAAAATGACAGACAGCAGGAACAAGTATCATGAGGATGAAATTCTTCAAGATATTAAAGATTATGTATCAGGAACTTATAATGGACACTACACAGGCACTAAGCATGAGTACCGTAATGTTCAGACAATAGACTTGATGGCATCAAGAGATCTTGCATCTTCATTCTGCCAATCTAATATTTTAAAGTACGGTAGTAGGTACGGAAGTAAAGATGGAAGAAATAAAAAAGACTTGCTAAAAGTCATACATTATGCTATGCTACTACTACATTTTGATGAACACTACGGTAAACCAAAAATGACCAGTGGAAACATTGATCATAACATGCCCTAATCATGAAACTTCGACCCCATACTATGAAATTAACTGAAAAAACTGTCAACCTTCTTAAGAACTTTGCATCCATAAATCAGTCTATCCTTTTTAAAAAAGGAAGCAGTCTTCGTACAATGTCTGTGATGAAGAACATCCTTGCAGAGGCTGATATATCTGAAGAAGTACCACAGGATTTTGCTATCTACGATCTTGTTCAATTCTTGAATGGAATATCGTTATACACTGATCCAGAATTGGATTTCCAAAATGAATCTTATTTGACCATTCGTGATGGTAAGAATCATAGGACAAAGTATTTCTTTGCAGATCCTAGTGTAATTGTAGCACCACCTGAGAAGTCTCTAACACTTCCTGCTGAAGATGTTTCATTTACACTTGATACTAATAACCTTACTCAACTTTTAAAAGCAGCAGCAGTATATCAACTCCCTGATTTTTCTGTAGTTGGTGGTAATGGTGCAGTATATTTGGTAGTTCGTGATAAGAAGAATGATACTTCTAATGATTTTTCCATCGTTGTTGGAGAGACAGATAAGAAGTTCTCATTTAACTTTAAAGTAGAGAATATTAAGATCCTTCCAGGAACTTATCAAGTTGCTATATCTGAGAAGTTGTTATCTAGATTTGTAAATGAAAATTATAATCTTACTTATTACATTGCTTTAGAACCTGATTCTACTTTTGGATAATGTTTTTCAAAAAACTTAGTCTTGTTACTGGTGGATTTGATCCAATCCATAGTGGGCATGTATCATACTTTGAAAGAGCAAAGGATCTATCTGGATACCTAGTAGTTGGAATTAACACTGAAGAGTGGTTGACCCGTAAAAAGGGTCAATATTTTCAATCTTGGGTAGAACGTGCTGAGATCATTAGACATTTAGATATGGTCGATGCAGTCATTACAGTTCCAGATGATGCAGAAGGTTCTGCATGTGGTGCTATTGGTAAGTGTTTAGAAATTGCAGAAACAGTTATCTTCTGTAATGGTGGTGATAGAGGTAAAGATAATACTCCTGAGAATGTTAAGTATGGTCAAGATTCTAGGGTAGAGTTTGAATATGGTATTGGTGGAAATGATAAAATGAATAGTAGTTCATGGATCCTTAAAGGATACTTTGAACGCCAAAGAAAACTTTTGGGAATTTAGTAATGGCATTTGATGATGATGTGAAGATCTCTATCAACCTTAACAAGTTGGTAGAAGCAAGAGCAAAACTCTTGACTCAATATGAAGACTACTCAAATGCAGTAGCAACTGGTGAGTATCTTGATGAGAATGATGTGGATCGAATTGCAGTCAACTTAAGAGAAACACTTACTTGGGATGCCCTCTACTTTATGGTAGATGGTGCTATACTAGATTATATGGGTTTACATAATCCAGACAAACCTCATTATGGTGAAACTGCTGGTAATGAACCTGCTGCTACCTATGAGAAAAATAGAAAACAATTTGAGATGGTTGATTTAGTATCTCCATCTTGGACAATACAAGTACCAAAGAGGAAAACAAATGCTTGAAATTAACACTACCAAGAATAAAGAACTTGGTCTATGGGATATAACTGCTACTCTCACACTCCCACCTATCACTGTTAGTAGGTTAAAGAAAGATAAGAGTGACATTGAATATGAATTGCGTAATGCTTTCAGTGAAGTCATTCAAGAGATTGTAGAGAAGCATTGTGAGGAAGAAGTCTAATGAGACTGACTCAAAAAGTAATTGATCAAATTCAATTGGCAATGACTCACACCAAAATGAATGGTGAAACCAATTGGAAAGATGGAGATGAAATTGATGTTTGTTTGGGTGGCACCTTTGCAGGAGACAAATTTATTAGTATAATAAACAGGACTCGTAGTAACACTACTAAAAGATGATTAGACTATGGAGGGTATGGAAGTATGCATTGGGTTCGTTCTCTGATGAACAGACCAAGAGGTATGATAATATTGTACTCCTTGTTCGATCTGGCATCTTCCTTACTTATCTTATCACTAATTGTTTTATTGTTGCAGGAGTAATTCGTCATTGGAATGATCTATGAACATTTTTGTAACCAGTCCTTGTCCACATGAGTCTGCAAAAGTATTGCCTGACAAACATGTGGTCAAGATGCCCTTAGAGACATGTCAGATGCTCTCTATTGTCTTCTCACACTGGTATTATGATTGGGGTGATGAATTGGTTAAAAAGAAAGATGGAA